TGCCCTTTCGGGTTCGACCCCATGCGAGGTCAACAAAAAAGCGACCAGCCTGAGCCAGTCGCTTTAACGATCTTTGGGTGGGCCGTCAGGGGGTCGAACCCTGGACCTTGGGATTAAGAGTCTTGAACGCGTGTTTTTGGCACGTGCTTCATCTGCAAAGTTGCAGGTACCGATGTTCTCGCCAGCTCCGCACGCACTGAAGCTGCATTGGAGAACGGTTATTAACGGATATCAAATCATGCATAAACCCCTCCCCGGCAGTGTGAACTGCCGGGGAGGGGTTAGCCGTCTATGGACGATTAATACTCACAATGCAAAGCGCGACGGTCACGACAACGCCGCCGAACAAAGTCCCGAGCACGAACGTTAGCGCGATCACCGGCGAGTCCCGTCGGAGATGTAGAGCTGCAGGCGGTCGAGCGCGTGGCCGTAATAGCCGGCGTAATCGTCTCCACCATACGTGGTTCCGTCGTCGCAGACCTCGCTCCACCATCCGGCATGATCGACATCTTGAGAGCGGTAGTAGACCTGACGGTAGTCACCTCCAGGCGTGACGTAGTACATCTGGACACCATCGATGGTCTGCCCCCAGACACCCGCCATACCGTTCACGCTGTCGCCGTAGGATGCGGCCTGCACCCAGTCGAGCCATCCGGATTCGCGGGTGTGGACGCGATATCGTAGGGTACCAGTATCGGCCCATGCGATCAGCATGTCATGGGAGCCGTAAGGCATGCCAGCGAAGCCGTTCTCGCTGGCGTCGTCGAAGTTCGTTACCTCGGAGTTCCAGCCGCCGCCGCGGTTGTGCAGCGCATAGTGGACGTTCACGCAGGTGCCAGTCGATTTCGGGAAGCTGGCCGCCGGTGAGCTGTAGCCGCCCCCCTCATAGGTCCCGCCGTTGCCGTTGGTCGGCGCGATGGGCGCCACGTAGCCGGAGCCCAAATAGGCGGCGACGGCCTGCTTGAACTCCCACCAGCTCTTGCCATATGACTGGAAGTATCCATTCGGATCAGTGTGGTCAGATCCTCCCCAACGCTGCGCCGCCTCGTAATGGGACAGCAGGCGGGACGTGTCCCAACCGCGAGAGCGGAGCTCGTCGCCCGTCCACTTGACGGCCTCGGACCACTGCTTCGTGAAGTCCTCTGCGTTAGTGGCATGCGCTAGCTCGATGCCGATTGTGTAGCCATTGCCGTTTCCGACGTGCCAGCATAGGCGGTTCTCAGCGACCGTGTTGTAGACCGCGGATCCGTCCAGCTCCATCACGTGGTGCACTGCATAGGTGTCATCACGCGACCAGAGCAGCGTATGGTTGTAGGCGCTCGCGCCCGGATTCGCGGTCTCGTGGATGACCAGGTAGCTCGCATTGAGATACCCGTGGCCGGCGCTGACGTACTTGTCGACACTCTGGTACGCCTCGGCTCCGCACGGGGCGGCGAGGGCCGCGACGAGCGCGAGGACGATGGCGAAAACGCTGTGCATCGGCAGCTTGCGCTTGGCCTCGGCGTTAGTCTCCGTCATGATCGTCCCCCGCCTTGAGTCGCGCGGCGTCCACGGCCTGCTCGGCCGCGGCGTAGATGGCCGCGCTCGCGACCCCGCACACCGTGCCGATGGCGGCGACGGTCTGGTTGTCCGTGGCGATGCCGGCAACGCTGGTCGCGACGGAGCCCAGGAAGGCGGCCGTGCACAACCAAAACTTTCTGCTCGTCAGCTTTCGGACGATCTCGTCTTTGGTCATTGCTGTTCCCCTATCTGTTCGTCTCTTTGTCGTATAGAAGGTCGACGCGATCCTTGATGTGGCTGACCTGGTCGGCCATCCCCTGACTTCGCGCCTGGCTGTGCACGAGGTCACTGTGGAGTACGTCGTTGGAGGCGACAACCGACTCCATCAACGTCTTCATCGCCTCCATGAGGCTGTTTGACCTCTCCATCTGCGCCGCGATGCGGCCCTCCATCTGCGAGCGCTCGCGATCGCGCTGCGCACGCTCGTCGACCTCGGCCTGCTTACGCTCTTCTCGCTTGATATCGAGGCTGGCTTTGCGCTCGTTCTGCAGCTTGTACTCGGACAAGAACTGGTTGCCGAAATGGAAGGCGATGAGCACCAGCGCCGCGCCGCCTAGCCATGCCGGGCCATACGGCGCGAAAAGCTTCAGCACCTCCATGCGCTAGTTCTCCTTGGCCGCCAGGATGGCGTCTCGCTCCTCGTCGGTGATCTTGCCATTCCCATGCACGTTCTCGACCATGGTCTTGGTCCACTTGTCGTTGACGTACCAGGTCTTAATCCTCGATGCCAGCGTGCTCATATCCAATCACCCCCTCGTTCTCGGGGAGGTCGACGTCGCACATGCACGCGAGGTACGTGATGTTGGCGTCGTACGTGTCGAGCGCGGCGACGATGTTCTCCTCCCTGCGGCTACCCTCGATGTCTCCATTGGTTCGCTTGATTACGACCATCGGTATCTCCCTTCCAGAGGTCCCTGTAGTAGCGCCTCATGCGCCGTATCAACTTGAACGAGTCGCCCTTCTTGACGTGGGCGACCCAGCCCTCGAAGCTCGCGTCGGCGTCCTCCTTTGAGATGACGCCGCGCTTCGCGAGCCTGACGACGCCCTTGAGGTGCCGTCTCTCCTGCTTGACCTTCGCAGACAGGACGTTCATGAAGACGCGCCCGGTCGGCGACAGCTTGAAGTGGAAGCCGAGGAAATCTATGCCGCGAGATAGCGGCCTTATGTGGGTCTTCTTCCTGTTGAGAGCGAAGCCGAGCTTGGCGTACTCATCTGTCAGGACGTCGAGCGCCCGCTCAAGCTCCTCGCGGCTGTCGCTTATGAGGATGGAGTCGTCCATGTACCTTATGTAGTGACGGACCCTGAGCCGCTCCTTGACCATGTGGTCTATCGGGCTTAGGACCGACACTCCGGCTATCTGCACGAGCTGCGAGCCGGGGTTGACCCCGACGTCGCCCGTGTACTGGTTCTCGAGAATCGAGGCCACGATGCCGACGTACCTCGCATCGAGATGGCGCTCGAACGGTGCGAGCGCCGTCGCGTGCGGCATGTTCGGGTAGTAGCCGGCCACATCGAGCGTCAGCACCCACCCGTCTTCACCGTGCTTCGCGTAGTGCTCGCGCATGAACCGCTTGAGCCTGTTCCGCGCGAAGTCCGTGCCCTTGCCGGTCTGGCACGATGCGTTGTCGTATATCCAGTCCCGGCTCATTGCCGGGTAGAGGACGAAGTCGTTGAGCGACCTCTGGAAGACCCTGTCCCTGAACGGGATTGCGACGATGTCGCGCTGCTTGGGGTAGTAGATGGGAAAGCGCCTCACCGGGCGCTGGACGTATGTGCCGTCCGCAAGCTCGTCTGCGAGTCTCGCCACCTCGGTCGGCGCGTTGAGCACGAAGCTCGCCACGCTGCCCTTCCACATCACTCCCCTGCGGCATCGCTCCATGGCCTCCCAGAGGCACTCGAACGACATGGGGTCGACGGCGCTTGCAGGCCCAGCACATCCATCGGAGGTGGGGCCGTCGCCGCCGCGGTGTTCGGCCCTCTCGGGCACTGGACCGGGACTCCTTGCGCCGGGGTCTGCGGCGGACGGCGCTATGCGTCGCCTCTCCATGCCGCCGTGCCCGTTGCAATCGGGGGCCGCGCGATTGCCGTTGCACGCGTTGTTGTTGTTCACGTTGCCATCGGCGTTCACGAGGAACGGGTTGTACGCGTTGTCGCGGTTCGCGGACCGCATCCAGGAGTTCTGGGCAGTATCAGCCCCGGTCCAAGAATCTCTAATGCCCGGCACGGAAGCGTCGGGCATCTGATTCACTCCATGCGGAGGTCATCGACCTCACGGAACTCACGAGTCCGGACCAATGGTGGACCCGCCTGCCGCGGAGGTGGAACGTCTTCTTCGCGACGCCGATGAGGAAGATCAGCTCGTTGCACTTGACCTTGGCCTTGCGCTGGAGGCTCCTCCTCTCGGCAAGGTCGTCATCGTCGACGACCTTGATGTTGTTCGCGCTCCAGAGGTGCTGGCCGATTGCCACGCTGGCGTCCACGATGCGGGCCGTCAGCATGGCGAACTCGGGCTTGAAGGTCCTCTCGTTGGCCGTAATCTCGACCGTGTAGGAGCAAAGCTCATTTGCCTTCGCGAACACTTCCATCCTGCTCTTACCGCGCCTGCTGGCGGGTACGGTCATGAATGGCCTCCTTTGGTTGTAGGGGCCGGGGCGAGGTGTCGCCCCGGCGATTGACGATTAGCAGATGACGCAAGCGGGGGCCGCGCGATAGCCGTAGCACGCGTAGCTGCTGTACACGCTGCCATCGGCGTTCACGAGGAACGGGCCGCACGCGTAGCCGCGGTTCGCGGACCGCATCCAGGAGTACTGGGCAGCCGTCTTGGCGTTGAGCGCGTGCTGGATGTACGCAGGCTCCTTCTGCCACAGCGGGGCCTTGGACGTGCCGCCGCGGGCGAGCTTCCAGTACTCCCACGGGTCGCCCTCGACGCCGTTGACGGAGGACTCGTTGCAGTTGATCCAGTGCTGCTCGAGGCTCGGCAGGAAGAACTTGTCGAAGGTCTTGGAGAGCGCCGGCGCATCCGAGGTGCCGCCGTAGGTGATGTAGCTGCGGGCGGTCACGACCTCAACCTCGCCGACTGCCGCGACGAAGTCGTCGGGCAGCATCGACATGAAGCCGGCCTTGGAATCGTACGGTCCGTAGCACACGGACGCGGACGGAATGTGGTCGTAGTCGTGCTTGGGCTTGAACCAGTTGGCGTCGCGGCTGTTGAGCCACTGACGGAGGTTCGAGTGCTCCCAGTCGCCGTTGCCGTAGGCGGCGCACTGGATGGACCAGAGGTCGCCGCTCTTGGGCTTGTCGAGCGTGCCGAGGCTCGTGCCGGCGCTGCCCTCGGCCACGGCGAGCGTCGCCTTCGGGGTGGCCGCGGAGGCGCTGTCGAACACGTAGACCTTCCAGTCGGTCACCTTTGTGTCCCAGGCCCCGTAGAAGCCGAGGAGCTGGTTGCCCTTGACGAGCGGGTCGGCGAGGGTGAACTGGTAGGTCTTTCCCTTGACCATCGTGCCCTGGCTGTATCCGAGCGTCACGTTGTAGGTGCCGGCGGGAAGGCCGGACTCACCTGCCACGTAGAACGCCTCTCGGGCGTCGAAGCTGGTGGCGAAGGGCAGCGTGTAGTGCTGCTGTAGGAACATGCCCGGGACGATGTCGCCGACCTTGTTGCGGACGTTGGCGAAGCCCGTGACGTCCCACGGGTCGTCGTACACGTTGGAGCCGTCGGTCAGCTTGACGACGAGCTGGTCGCCAACGGAGAAGGCCTTGTCTGCCTGACCGGACTTGGCGATGTGCTTCACCTCGTCCCAGCTGACCTCGGCCGAGACGGCGTTGTTGCGCACCATCTGTGCGAGCAGACCGTTCTGCACGTTGAGCGATGCGAGGATCGCGTTGCCGGTATCATCCTTCAGTAATTTGCCCACGTTAATTCTCCTTCTGGCAAATGTCGCCGTCGTCGTCCACGAACAATCCGAGCGGCAGAAGCAACGCCGCCTTCTTGGTGGCCTCGTCGCACGCGGTCTTCGACGCGCGGGCCTCTCCAGCGGCTTCGTCGCATGCAGATGCCGAGCTGGTTGCTGCCTTTGTGGCGGACTCGGCAGCCGTGATCGCGGCCGAGGTTTTTCTCTCCGCTGCGGCCGCGGCGTCATCAGCAGTCTTCTTCGCCTGCGCGGCGGCGCCGCGGGCCGCAGCGGTTGCGGAGTCGGCATTTGCGGCAGCCGTATTCGCCAAGCCGCTTGCCGCCTCTGCAGCTTTGCGCGCAGCCTCGACGTCGTCATAATTCTCCGGGCGGAGCAGGTATTCCTTTGACGTGCCGTCTTTCAGTGTGACGGTGATGCCGTCAATGTATCCCTCATCGGACACATTGACCTCGGTCACGGCGCCGACGGTGTTCTCATCTGCCACTAGGCATCATCCTTCCTCGATTTGACAGGGCCCACCAGCAGGCGGTGAACCCGGGCGTCCACACTCCACTCGGCGATGCCGTAGCTCTCGATCTCCCCGAGGACCGAGCGCGCGTCGGCGACGGTCTGTGCGATCTGCGCCTTGAGCTCCTTGGCCTCGAGCACGAGCGCCTGCAGGTCGCTCACGGTCGGGTCGCTGGGCAGCTGGCCGGGGCTCGATATCGACGGCCGGACGCGGAGGGCCCATTCAGGCCGGACAGTCTTGAGCACGTCCGTGCCCCGTCGGCCCTCGATGCCGACCTCGACCTCACCGGTCTCTTTGAGCACCTCCCACGGCACGGGCCAGATGCCGCCGTCCCGCGCCGGTGTGTAGTTGCCGGCCGCCGAAGCGAACGTCACCGTGACCTCGAGCCCCGTCCATTCCGGGTCGAGGTCGAGGCCGACCGCGTCGACGCCCTGCGTGCCTTGGACCAGCTCGAGGTCGTCGCACGACACAGCGCGATCTCGCACCTTGATCTTGTGTATCTTCATGTCCCTCCTTTACGCGAGGATTCCGATCGCGGTCCAGACCGGCGGTGAGCCGATGAGCACCGCCCTCTGCCCCACCTTGGCGCCCGAGCAGCCCGTGGTCATGCGCACGCCCTCTGCCACGCCGCCGCGCACGAGTACCGACAGCGAGCTGCCGGTGACTGCCGTGACGTAGCCGTAGGCGATCTGCACCGATGCCCTGTCGGGCGGCTCAATCGATTCCAGGAGGTCTGACGCCATGCTCATGCCGCGCTCCTCTCGAACTTTCTCATCTCGATATTCATCGGGCAGGCCGTCTCGAACTGGAGCGCCTGCGTCCTGATACAGGTGTGGTCGACATCGATGTCGGCGCTCGCCAGGCGGAGGTTGCCCGCGTCGTAGACCGACACGGGGTCGTATGTGCAGGTGCAGTTCACCCTCTGGATGACGGACCGCCCGTCCCTGAGCAGCTCGGCGGCCTTGGCGTCGGCAGCGGCCTGGATGGCGTCATGGGGCCACGGCGTGGCCGTGGGGCCCTCCTCCACCTTCTCGGCGACGACGACGGCCTCCCCGCCGGACTCCAGGTATACGTATCCGGCCGAGACCTCGCTGTAGTTGTCCGCGGGCGTCTCGGTCGCGACGATGTGCTGCCACTCGCCTGTGAGCGTCGTGTAATGCAGGTGCGGGCCGGCTGATAGGGACGGCACCCACCAAGCCTGCAGGCTCACGCGGGCACCTTTCGTCCCCTTGATCCACAGGCTCTGCGTGACCGGTACGCCCTTCTTGAGCGACCCGACCCTGTCTTGGCAGAAGCCGATGCGCCCGCCGTCGCTCGCGACCTTTAGGCCGAAGAACACGGCGGTCTGTGGGGAGTCCGGCGCGTACACGGTGGAGATGGAGCCGTGGCTGTCGCTCTGGCGGTAGGTCCCGCTCTCCTTGGTCCCCGAGCCAACCTGCATCTCGGCGGCGCCGGAGAGGATGTTCGAGTCCTCCGTGACACTCGTGGGCAGGTCGGACAGGTCGTATCGGGCGGTCACGCGCCGGCCGGTGCTCACGGTGGAGTACGGGCTTTCGGGGTCGTCATCGACCGCCGTGCCTCGCACCGAGATGTCCTGGGACGAGAAGTCGACATGAACGACGTTGGCCACGTCGAAGGTGTCGCGCTCGCGGTCGAGCTTGAGCGTCACGCGGCAGTCGGGGCCCTCGACGTAGTCGAAGGAGACAGGCCTCTGGTCCGGCTCCACGTAGTGGCGGAACAGCACGCGGCCGTACGGGTCGGTGTGCGCCGCGAGGAATCCGGCGGCCTCGAGCAGACGGTTGACGGCGGCGAGTTTGGAGTCCGTGCGGTCCTCGTCGGACGATGTCGTCGAGATGCCGAACACCCACGTCGAAGTGAGCACGGCGTCGCTCTCGTCAGCGACGACCTCCAGGCCGCAGCTCTCGGCGATCTTCCTGGCGGCGTCGACCATGTTGGTCCCGGCGGGGATCACGTAGGGGCCGTCGAAATCGTCCTTGGCGAGCGCCCTGAGCCTGCCGTAGATGTCGGCGACGCCGGTGGTGACCGCACCGTCAGCGCTCGCCTTTGGGGTGGAGACGTAAAAGGTTCCGAGCGCCTCCGTGCGGCTCTCGCCAGTCCACAGGGACGAAGCCTCGAGGTACACGCGCAGGAGGTCGGTGCCCAGGTCGAGCTCCCCGACATAGTCGATGCTCCCCTGCTCGAAGATGGCCGTGTCTTGGTTGCGCTCCACGCTTCCGCCGGTGATGTTGCCGAGCTCGGAGCCCTCGAGGCCAGTGGAGAGGCCGACTCGCACGAATCGGAAGTCTGCGTGGAATGGCTCCAGCCAGAACCTGTCCCTAGGCATTGGGCTCCCTCCAGACCTCTCGCTTGGTGGTGAGGCTCACCCTGTACCAGCCAGGCGAGGACCTCGTGATGTTCGGAGACAGGCTCACGAATGCGCGATCCCCGTCGTTGGTGCGCGCCCAGCAGTGCGAGTTTGCGAGGAACAGCGCCGAGACGCGCCCGATATCTTCGGCACGGACGCCGAACTCCCAGTTCTCGGGCACGTTGAGCTTCCTGGAGGTGAAGCCCATCGGCAGGCCGCCCGGCGAGCCGAAGAAGTGGTACTGGACGACGTCATGGTCGTAGCTGCGCGAGTAGACGGGAGGGCCGCCCACCCCGACGGTGCCGGCGACGACCGTAGTCGCGCCAGCGTCGAAGTTGAAGGCGTAGCCGCGGCAGGCGCACGAGGTCTCGACCTCGGTCGTGGAGACCGTGCCGCTCGCGGCGTGGCCCACCGCGACGTAGGCGAACGCCGCGTTGAGCGGCGGCAGGCGGTCGATGACGCTCTGGCCCTGCTTTAGGCCGGTCGCGAGCGTTCGGCGCGAGCCGTCCGGCAGCACGCGTATGACGTCGAAGGACTGGCACGGCGGCAGGTCGTGCAACACGGCCTTGGTACCCCTGATGGCGACACCGCCGGTGAACCTGATGTTCCCGGACTCAGTCAGGGCCATCGGCCCTCGGAGCCGGTGGCCGTCGACGGCGTACTCCGACACCCCGTCGCGCACGGTGACGGTAGCGGCGTAGTCGTCGGAGTACGCGACCGAGACGATCGGTGCCGCGGGAACGAGCCACTCCGTCGCAAACGTTCTGGTGAACGTGGCCGCCAGGCCCGAGCCGCCGCGCACGGTGAGTTCCAGCGTGTATAACGTCTCGTTGCTCAGGCCAGTGGCCACCGAATACGTGCGAGCCGATGCGCCGACGTCGGCATCCAGAACCGAAGCGGACGCCGAGATGATTCTCAGGCGCTGGGAGGCGATGCCGGTCTCGTCGGCGGCCTCCCACGCGATGTCGAGCGGCAGCTCGACGACCGCATCACCGTCCTCGGCCGGCGTGGTGAAGAACGCCTGCGGAGGGTCCGCGACGGTGAACGACGAGTACTGGCTCCAGGCGCCCCATGACGGGTCCGAGCCCTTTGTGCGCACGCGCAGGCGGTAGGTCCCCTTGTCGGCGAGTGCCAGGGATGCCGTCGAGGTTGCGCCGGCGATGTCGGCCACCGCCGAGGCACCGCCGGGCTTGACCAGCTCTACCTGTGCCGCGGTCTGGGCCGTGCCGTCCGGGTGGTTGCGCGACCAGGACACGGTCGCCGTCGTCCCGGTCGGGTAGGCCGGGTCCAGGCCGGAGACCGTGGGCGCGTACGGCGGGCAGATCGTGGCCACGGCGTTGGACGCCGTCCACGCCGAGCAGATGGTGTCTCCGGCGTCCGCCACGGGCTTGTCGCGGTAGGTGCAGACCTCGTAGACGACCCTCTCTCCGGCCACGGCGGACGGGTCTGTCATGGACCAGACGCCCGGCTCCTGCTTGTCGGCGGCGAGGCTGCGGGGGATGTAGGTCTTCCCGCCGTCTGAGGTCGCGCGGACCTTGAAGCCGCTTATCCACCACGGGATGTCGGGACCCCGCACGACCAGCGAGACCTCGCCGTCGCCGGAGCGCGCGAGCGAGACCGACGCGGGGGCCGCCGGCGTCTTGAACACGCACACGCTGTTCGACATGCCGGAAGTGCCGCCGCGCCAGCGGGCCCTGATGTCGTATTTGTAGAAGTGGTTGGCGCTCGTCGTCGCGTCGCGCCAGTTGGAGATCGTGCCCTGGTTGTACGGGTTCTCGGTCGGCCCGTCATCGGTGTGGCGGTAGACGTTGACGCCCTCGTAGTACTTGCGCGCCCCGTCGTCCGGGTGGTTGACCCACTCGAGGGCGGTGGATCCGTCGGTCGACTCCGTTACGACGAGGTCGGTCGGCGCGTCCGGCTTGTAGGCAGGGATCTTGGGGATGCCGGCGCTCTCGCCGCATGAGGTCACGGATCCGACGCCCCCGTAGCCGCCCACCGAGACGGACTCGGTATAAGCCTCGACCCAGACTCCGTAGTCATCGTCCCTGCGGGCGGCGTCGGTGTATCCGCTGACAGTGACGGCACGCTGGCCACTGGAGGTCGTGTAACCGTCGCCGCTCGCCCGCCAAACGCCGCCGACTTTGACGTGGAGGCGCACGCCGTACCAGTACCAGTTGCCGAAGTCGACAGCGGCGCTCCAGTGGATTCGCGCGGTCGAGTCGTCGATGTTCTCGACCCAGGTCGACAGGGAGACCCCGTAGTACTTGACGTTATTTCGCTTTGTCTCCGCGTATGCCATGCCCTACCCCCTCCTTGACCTGGACGAGCGCTTGACCTCGGCGATGAGCTCCTTGAGGGCGCGGGCGATGCGCTCGTCGACCTCGAGGAGGGAGCCGTCGATGTTGATGTAGTAGGTGTCTCCGCGCTCGACGATGCCGAGCCCGGCGGGCGTGGCGGCACCGATCGCCGCCGACCGTGCGCCGGCGGCGTCCGCGGCAGCGAACGAGACCGTGGGCACGTCGAAGACGTCCTCGACGCGAGCGAGCGCCTTGGACGCCATCGCGGCGGTGCCGGCAGACGCGGCGACGATGCTCTCGCCGAAGTCGCCCATGAGGGCGCGGCCGGAGTAGGTCGTGTAGCCGTGGCCGCTGAACGGGCCCCATTTCGCCGGCGAGAACGGGAACAGGCCGCGGATCCTCTCGACCGCTCCGGACACCGACGACGTGACGGCGCCGACCGCGCTCTCGATGCCGGACTTGAGGCCGTTGAGGATGGCCTTGCCGGACTCAACGAGCCAGGACCCCGCACCGGCAAAGAAGCCGGTGATCTTGTCCTTGATGCCGGTGACCGTGGTGTAGACGGAGTTGACGCCGCTCTGGGCAGCGGACTTGATGCCCTCCCAGATGGAGGAGAACACACCCTTGATGGCACCCCACGTGCTCGACCACACGCCGCTGATGGCGCTCAGCACCGAGCTGATGACCGAAGACACGACGCCCATCGCGGCGTTGACAATGGTCTGGATGGCGTTCCACACGATCTCGGCGATGGACCGGATGCCCGCCCACACGCCCTCCCAGTCGCCGTTTATGGCGGCGAGGACTGTGCCGATGACGGCGCTGATGACCTGCATCGCGGTCGTGATGACCAGCTGGATTGCGGGCCACACCGTCGAGATGATCGCAGAGATGGCAGCGCAGGCGACGGTGAACGCCGCCTGGACGACGGGCCACACTGCCTGGACGACGGCGGCGATGGCGTTGACCGCCAGCACGAGCACGCCCATGATGACGCCGGCGACCTGGACGAGAAGCTGGATTATCTGCGCCGCGACCGGCGCGACGGCGGCTATGACCTGCCCGACGACGGGCGCGACGGCGGCGAGGAGTTGCAGCAGCGCGAGGGCGATGTTGCCGAGCGCCGGGAGCAGCTGGCCCGTGACGACCGAGGCCACCGCGGCGAACGCGGAGACGAGGGTCGGCATGACCGATGCCACCGCCGAGGCGACCGCCGAGAAGGCGGGCGCCAGGCCCGACGCGATCGCCGAGGCAGCCGACGTGACCGACGAGCGGAACCCCTCGTTCGTCGCCATCATGTAGGCGAAGCCGGCGGCGAGCACGGCGACGGCGGCGACCACGATGGCGATGGGGCCGACGAGCGTCGCGAAGGCGCCCGCGCCCGAGCCGATGGCCGAGAACAGCCCGCTGACGGGGCCGGAGGCGGAGGCGAATGCGGCGGTCGCCTCGCCGGAGACCATCGATGCGAGCGAGCCGATCTCGCCGACGCTCGAGCCCGCCACCTTGGCCACGCCCTTGAGCGCAACTTGAAGGCTCTTGAATTTGTCGATGCCGCCCGTCACGCCGGAAATGGCTAGTTTGGCGGCGGCCAGGCCCGCAGTAGAGCCTACGAACCTGCTGACCGCATCGGCGATTGCCGACATCCTGCTCGAGGAATCGACAAAGGACAGGACACTGTTTGCGGCACCGTCGAAATCGCCCACAAGCCCGGAAACGGGACCCCTGATCGAGGAACAGACCGCCTCGATGCCCCCGACCCCGTCCACGAGGCCGTTGATTGCATCCGCTGCGCGCTTGACGCCAAGCGCGAGGTCCTCCGGCCATGTTGAGGTAAACGTCTGTCCCGCTAGCTCAGCAACGCGGTCGATGACCCCGCCGACGGCGTCCGCTGCGGGCTCGAGGGCACCGCGGACCGCCCGCATGAGCACGTCTGCGTTATATGCGAGCGTCGAGAAGCTGTCCGAGGACCTGCCGAGTCGCTCGAGCATGCCTATGAACCGCTCGACGTGGCTGGCAACATCGGAGACGGTGTCCTTGACGGACGAGATGGCGCCGGCGGCGATATCGCCCGCACCCTTGATGAGGCCCGTTGCGGCCTGGATCGGCGCGGTGATGTTCTCCACGCCGATGGCGTCTATGCAAGCGGCAACGGACTTGGTGACGCTGTTGCGCAGGTTGGCCATGGACGTGGCGATGCCTGCCGTGCCGGTCTTCGCCTGCTGGGCGAACGAGTCGAAGCCGGCGTACCCGTTCTTGTCGAGGGATATGAACGCGTCCTCGAGGTCCTCCACGCTGACCTTTCCGGTCTTGAGCGCGTTGTAGAGGTCGTTCGTGCTCGCTGTCGGCCCGAGCATTGACTTGGCGACCTGGTCCATCTGGCCCGGCATGGCGGTGACGATTGAGCGCCAGTCCTCCATCTCGGGCTTTCCCTTGGCGAGCACCTGGCAGAACTGCTCGAGCGCCGCCTCCTGCACCTGCGTCGACGCGCCGCCGGCGAGCAGCGCGTCATTGAAGGCAAGCATGATGTCGGTCGCCTTGCCGACGTCTTTGACAGTCGGCACGATCTTCTGGACCGACGAGGTCATGGCGTCCAGGCGCGTGGGCAGGCCGGTGAGGTGGTCGCTCATCTTGTCGATGGACGAGGTCGCCGCGTCCGCCCCGTATCCCAAGCCCGCCATGACCTTGGGGAAGCTGTTCATGGTGTCGACGCGGCTGATTGCCGAGTCGAGCGAGTTGCTGATGGCCGTGAAGGCCTTGCCGGAGACCGCCGAGACGATGCCGGCGACGGCCCCGGCTTTCGCCCCGAGGCCGGAGCTGAAGGCCGCGCCAATTTTGGCTCCGGCCTTTGAGCCGATGCCCGAGCTGCCCGCGAAGGCGCTGTCGAGCTGGCGGCTGATCGATGACGTGAGGTTGTCGAACTTCGGTGTCAGCAGCACCGAGCCTTTGGCCACGGTGGGCAAGGGTTGATCACCTACCTATGAGCGCTCCCCGAACAGCAGGGAGTCGACCTCGTCCCGACTCAGGTCGAGGCGGCGCGCGGCGTGCTCGGCGAGCCTCGCCCTCGGGCGCTTCAGGGGCTCGGGCTTCCTGCCCTTGCCTCCGGCGTTCTCGTAGCGCAGGAAGGAGAGGTTGTCGACGGCCAGGGCGAGCAGGTAGGCGTGCTCGTCCCATGACGCGCGAGGATCGATACGCGAAACTGTGCGGGACTGCGGCGGCAGCTGGCCCACGAGCGTGAGCAGGCTGCCGAAGTCCCCGCCGATGATGGCATCGTCCAGGTCAATCGAATAGTACTGGCGGAGGTCCGCCTTGAGCTCGTCGCGTCCCTCGAGCAGGACGTCGACGAGCGCGACTAGTTTTTTAGGCTCGCGGATTCGATGAGCAGCCCTTCGATGCGGACGATCTCCTCGATGTCGTCGTAGCCCATCTTGGCGGTCACCGCCTCGGCGACCCTGTCCTCGACGTCTTCGCCGAGCATGGCGGTCAGGTAGCCGAGCTGCTCGTCGATGCTGACGCCCTCGTTGGCCGCGGCAGTCGCCTCGGCCTCTGTCATTCCCGAGCGGATGGCCTTCTCGTAGACACTGTTGCGCGAGGCACTCTCGCGCTGGGCGCGCGCGATCTGTTTGAGCACCTTGCGCGACTTGAAGCGGCGCATGTCGAGGACGTACTCGGTGCCCTCCACCACCACGGCCTTCTGCCAGGGCTCCAGTTTCTGGCGCTTCGCCGCTGCATCGAAATCAAGGATTGCGGGCTTGTAGTCCAGGTACTGCTCCTCCAGGTGCGCACGCATGCGCTCCTTGGACTCCGCCATCTCTCGCAGCTGCTCGGGGGTCATCTCGTTGACGTCCATGTTTCCTCCTTTTGTAGGCACAAATGCTTGCGGTGGACGCTGCGGCGCCTACCGCGCAGCGCCCGCCGCAAGCATTTGACGGGACGGGAGGGGCTGCAGCCCCTCCCCTTTGTCTGTTGTCTTGCTAGGCCGTGACGGCCTTGGGCTCCTCCTCGGCGGCGCCCTCGTCGTGCTGGACCGCAACCTGGGCCGCCTTGACCGTGTCGTAGATGGCGGTCGTGTGGGTGTCGCCCTCGTCGTTGTAGGGCACGCACGTGATGGTCGGCGTGTAGCCGAGCAGGTCGGAGCTGTTGTAGGAGACGTCGTCTCGCTCGAATGCCTGGCCGATCGGGATGACGTTGCGCAGGACCTTGGTCGAGGAGATGACCGAGTCGAACACGTAGACGTGTGGGTCGGTGAAGTTGCGGTTGTGGCGGATGGTGACGGTCGCGCCGCTCTCCGTCACGTTGTCGTCTCCGTAGATGGTCTTGAGCACGGCGACGGACGACTGGATGAAGGTCATCTGTGCGGAGTCGGCGTAGCTCGTAAGGTCGCGCGCGACCTCGGAGCCGCCCCAGTCGTTGTGCCCCTCGGAGTCGGTGTCGGTCGTGAACGTCACGCCGTCATCGGAGATGTAGCCGAGAGAGGCGCCGTGGTGCTGGCCGATGAGCTCCTTGAGCGTCTTGGACGGGTCGGTCAAGACGCTGATGTCGGTGCCCGCCGGGAACACGGCGGCGTAGCCGCCGGGGCGTCCCTTGGCTACGCCGACGGAGTCCTTGTCGAACATGGGGGTCTCGGACATGTGGCCCTCCTTCCTGTGGCGCGCTACGGGCGCGTCACCATGTAAACGTTGATCTGGTACCGCTCGAAGCGGCTGTCGGGGTCGGGAAAGCGCAGCGTGCCCTCCACGGACACGCTGCAGACCTCGGGTATGGCCTCCCAGCACCAGGTGAGCCACTCGCGTGCCATGAGCGCGAGCGTGTAGGCCTCGGCCTCCGTGCGGGCCCATGTCTGGACGGCCAGGTACGGGTTGTCGCGGCCCGGGCCGGAAGGCCCGCCGGTGCGCTCGACCGTGACGAAGCTGTCGGGGCGTTCGCACGGCACGGTCGTGGAGCACGGGACGCCGAGCGCTGCGCCGAGCTTTTGCGGGAGGATCGCGAGGATGTCGAACATCAGAGACCGCATCCCTTCTTGAGCGTGTTGTTGCGCAGGTTGTCGAGGCCGGCGAGCCTGCCGTCCCTCTTCCCCGCCTCGTAGACCAGGCCGCCGGCGGTATAGCCGCGCTGTACGCCCCTGGACTCGTAGCGGGCGCCGGCGCGCTTGAGCGCCGGGTCGCACAGGGCATTGCACCTTGCCGCGGCTGCGGCGGCCTGGGATTCGAGCATCGCCTTGACCCCGTCCGACTTGAGCACGGCGTGCACGCCGCTGTCCACGTGCCTGATCCGCACGCGCCTACCCATCGACGGCCTCGCACTCGACGGCGCGGTCGAACTGGCCGGGGCAGTTGCCCGCCAGGTAGGGCTGCGGGTCGCCGATCACGCGGTACGCGCGGCCGCCGTAACGGATGAGGCAGCGGCGCAGCGAGCGCCGGTCGCCGCGCGGCCAATGGAACGTCATGGATACGGCGGCGCCATCGGGCCGCGATGCGGAGAGGTCGGCCGAGCCGCCCGGCTGGGGCAGCACGCCGGCGACGTCCTCGGCGGCGCCGAGCTCGCACACAGCGTTGCCGTGGGCGTCGGTGGCGGGCTCCTGCGGGGCGATTACCTGGACGGTGACGGTCTTAAACATCCGTACCCACTTCCCTGTCGTCCGCGGTCATGGCATCTATGCTGCGCACGCGGCAGCCGGCGAGGCCGAGCCGCTTGAGGTCGGAGCGCCCAAGGTAGAGGTCGCCCGTGGGGTTCGCGAACGTGACGCTCGAGGAGTACACGCCGGCCGTCTGGGACTGCTGGGAGATACCCGCCATGGCGCCGGGCGCGTTGACCGCGCGGGCGACCATGGCCACGCAGACGGCCTTCACGTTTTCGTCGAACGTCTGGTTCGCGCCGGCGAGGTACCGTGTGCCCATATGGCGCCGGTACGCGCCGCGCAGGTACGCCGATGCGTCCTCGAGCAGGGCGTCGACCCTGCCCTCGTCCCCGTCCTCGACGGGGCCGCAGCGAGCGGCGTAGTCGGCGACGGTCGCGAAGGCGTCCACTAGAGCGTCTCCAGAATGGCGACGAGCTCCGCCTTGGTCGCCTTGCGCGGGGCAAAGCCGTTCGCGGCCTCGATGGCATCGCGCAGCTGCTGCACGGTCATCTCAGGTGAAGGCTTTTCGTCCTCGGCGTCATCGTCCTCGACGGGCTCCTCGACGGGCTCCGCGGCGGCCTCCGCCTCGGCGGGCGGGAGGTCGACATGGCCGCCGGCGGACAGCTCCGCGAAGCGCTCGTCGGTCAGCTCGACCTCCTCTCCGACGAGATGCACCGCGAGGGTCTCGCGGTCACGGTACGGGTAGGTGACCAAAGCGATCATGGATGCTCCTTAGGGTTGCCTAGGCGGTCGGGGCGATGGTGCCCTTGACCACGAAGTCGATGTACTCGGCGAAGAACACGAGGCCGACGTAGGCCACGGTGTCGTAGGTCAGGCTCTTGAGCTCGGGTGAGTGGGACACGGCGATGTAGCCGCTCTCGTCGGAGTAGAAGCCGAACAGGTCGTCGCCGTCGGTCGGGGCGACGTAGACCTTGATGTTGTCCTTGACGGTGGCGTAGATCGTGCCCGCGGCGACAGAGCCGGTGGACACGAGCGTGCCCAGGCCCGCCCAGTTCTCGATGTAGGAGATGCCGAAGGCGCTGAAGACCTCGGACTCACCGATCTGCTTGGCGAAGTCGACCGGGTTGGCGAAGTAGACCGTCTCGCCGCTGCCGAAGCCGTACTCCTCGGTGAGGTTGGACAGGGCGGCCCAGGCGTTCGCGGCGGTGGCCACGAGGCTCTTGCCGGTCGCGGCCGTGGTGCCCTCGGCGCCGAGCGCGGCGACGAAGTCCTTCTTGATGTTGCGCTGCATGTCGGAGATCATCGCGGCGTCGGTCTTGTCGACGGCGCCGTCGTAGCCGCGCTTCTTGACCTCCTGCAGCGTGGTCTGCTTGCGGTAGGGCTTGAGCGTCACCTCGAAGGTCGTGACGTCCTCGTAGTTGTAGCTGGACAGCGGGATGTCCTGGCCTGGGGTGTACTTGACCTCGGAGAGCTTGCCGGTGATCTTCTTCTGGTGCAGGGTCTCGCCGACGGCGGCGTGGATGGGCGCGCAGGTGGACAGCATCGCCGTGAGCTTCTCCAGCGACTTGGTGAAGGTGTTCACGAGGTCGACGTTGCGCGCGGCTGCGAGGGTCTTGATATCGGGCATTCTGGCCCCTTTCTCCCCTTACTTGAAGAGGTCGATGTTGGCGGCGATGGCCGCCATGCGTTCCTTCTTGTCCTCGATTCCGAGGATGTCCTTCTTGGAGGGCTTGCCCGGTTTGGGCTTGCCGCCGGCCTCGGGCGCCTTCGGCGCGCCGCCGGCCGGTTTCGTGATGGCCGCCACGGCCTTGGCCTGCTCGGTGAGGGCGTCCTCGTCCTCGCCGTTGAGCGTGGCCACGATGGAGCGGTCGAGCCCGGCGGCCTTGGCCACGGAGTCGACGAGCGCGGAGCGGGCGGCGCTCGCCTTGAGGGAGGCGTTCTCGCTCTCGAGCGCGCTCAGGCGCTCCTCGACGGTCGGGTCGGTCTTGGTCGCGGCTGCCTTGAGCTCGTCGAGCTCCTTGAGGTTCGCCTTCGAGCGGCTCTCCCACTTGCGCGACTCCTTCAGCGCGTTCTCGTAGAGCGCCTTGTAGTCGGGCGCCGGATTGGTCTCTCCGCCCTGTGCAGGGTCGATCGGATTGGTCTCGGCGGGCGTGGTCTCCCGGGCCATGCTCCCTCCATTTCCGCCCCGTGCGGGGCATCGTCTTGCCCCGTGCGGGGCGCTTTTCGGCATGAAAAAGGCCACCCGTGCGGATGGCCTGGTTCAACGTTTTGATCGGGTTTCCCCGTATGTGCGGCGGCGAGATCGCTGCCTTATGGCTAGATGCCCAGCTGCTTCTTGATGAGCTCTGAGGCCACCATCGTGCACGTCTGCTTGACGACCGACAGGGACGTCTCGCCGACTGCCTTCGAGATGGCGTCTTTCGCCCTCCCCCACACCTTGGCGGAGCGGATGGCATCGAGATAGTCATACCCATCCCATGTCAGACGCGAGACGGTCACCCCGAGAGGCTCCTCCCCGAAGCCGTCATAGGACACCTCTGCCTCGACGAGGCCGTAGTCCCTCAGGAGCTCTACGTGAAAGGCAATCTGGTTAATATCGTACCGGCCGGAGCAGAGGGTGGTTTCGTCCACCCCGCCCTCGGCGGACTCGGCGGTCATGAGGATGTACCTCACGATATCGAGGTCGCGCCTCATATCGCACCTCCGGAAGAAAAGGTGCGCGCCATCATGCGTAAGCCTCCTCGGGAAGGTTGCCGTCGATGGCGGCATAGGGCTGGCCGTTGCGGTCCTCCCAGCTTGCGCAGACGTAGTCGTATTTTTCGAGCTCTACGCCATCGTCGTCAATCCATGCGGGCTTGAACTCATCCACAAGCTCATTTGGGACGGCCCAGCCAAACATGTCCTCGCAGTGCTTCCCGCCAATGACTTGTTGAGTGGCGTCAACAGTATCGAAGAAGAAGACCATTCCGTGGCGGCTCAGTTGGGCGTTGAGTAGTTCGACGGAGTCAGTGATGTATTCGCTGAACCTATCATTCAGCCCCACCGTGAACTCGATCCCAGAGTTCGTCATATCGGGCGCTCCCTCCCCTCCTGTACTTAAATAGGGTCACGCGCACGCTCTTGTCCAAGTTGACGACAGCTATGTCGTCCCCGCGGAAGTAAACGGCACAGTGCTGCACCTCTCGACCGTTCGAGATATCGGTAAACTCTACCGCCTCATGCTCGTCGATGACCTCCGACATTATTCTATCGTACTCGTCTTGGCCAAGCCTTGACCTGTAGTCGATTCCGTATTCGCCGGCATGCTTCTTCGCATGGATATTTCTCTTTGCGCCGTTTAGCCAGTTGGGAACCTCAGAGGATATGGGAGGCCGCGCGGAACCGGAGGAAATCACCGACTCCGACTTTCTCAGCCAGCTTCGCGCCACATCGTAGAGCGTCGGCGTGGCGTCGGCATTGGCCAGGATCTTCTCGGCGAGCGCGCTCGCCTCGTCGAACTCCGCCCTCGTCCTGCGGGTCCGCAGGTATTCGTAGAACTCCTCGGCGTTTGCGAAGCCGTTCGCCTTGATCTCCGCGTTGAGGCGGGTCGCCGCGCTCATCCATCCGCTGCTCTTGTGTCCGACCCTGCGCATGTGCGCGGCGGGGTTGGTCTTCCTGACGCTCTCGGGCAGCTCGCCGCCCTCCATGACCTTGCGCCTGAGCTCCTCTCGCTCGGCTGCGCTCAGCCCCGCGGTCGCGTCGACCTTCTCGAGCTGCCACCACCGCTCCCGCAGCTCCTCCGGGTTCACGCCCTCCACGAGCTCTGCGTCGGGGTCGTCCTCGAAGCCGGGGACCACCTTGCAGTCGCAGTGCCGGTGGAAGTGCTTGAACTCGCCGGCCGACTTGCGCGTGTGGTAGACCGCGCCGCGGCTCGCGAGCATGATGCAGAAGGTGCAGGTCTCGAAGCCCGTCGGCACGCGCGCGAAGCGCACGCCGGCGCTCCTGTCACGGCCCACGTTGGAGATGATCGTCTCGTTCAGGCTGCGGAGCGCGTCGTTGCGGGCGTACTCGCCGCACGCCCTGGCGAACGCCGCGTCGCCGCCCTTGACGAGCTTCTTCGCCTGGTATCTGGCAACGGTATCGACCGATTCCGGCCTGTAGGTCGTCATGGTGACGGCCTGCTGCAGCCTGGCGCCGTTGCGCCCTGCGAGGTCGTCGTACCATTGCGCCGCGAACTCCGCCGCGACGTCGTCGTAGCCCTGGACGAAGCCCTCCATGATGAGCTTCGCGGCCTCGCGCTTCTCGGCGACGGTCGCGTCCCCGTGGGCGCGGCACCAGGCGAGCACGGCGGCCTCCACGTCGGATGACGCCCCGTCGCCTATCTTCGCCACGGCCCGGTTGTAGGCCGCGAACTCCGCCGCGCTAATCATCGGCGGGAGGCGCGGGCTCCGCCGCCTGGGTGACGCCCGCCATCAGGTCGAGCGCCGCCGAGCGCGTCACGTTGCGCCTGATCTCAGACGAGACGTTGCGCACCTCGTCGTCATCGAGGCCGTTGAGACGCCAGAAGGTCGGCGTGCCGGCGAAACCCTCGACCACCGAGGCGAGCTTGATGGAGCTGTCGGTCTGCTGGGCCAGCGTCGGCATGGCTGGGTTCAGGAAGTGGACGGACACGCCGCAGACGTCCTCGGCCTCCTCGTAGGAGCACCCGAGTTCCGTGGCAATCGCGGCGGTCGCGGCATTCGCCAGCGCCGCCTTGGCCTCGCGGATGAAGCTCTTGCACTTGAGGATGAGCGGCTCGTTCTCGGCGTAAATCGCCTCGGCGGAGCTGGGGTTGTCGCTCATGATGCCGAACTGCCCCACGTGGATGCCGGTCGCGGCGCTCATACGCTTGCACAGGTTGCCGAAGTGCTCGGTCATGGGCTGCATGCTCGGCTGAGTGAGCTGGCCGAACTGCGGAATCGTGCCGTCCTCGGTCTTGGTGACCTCGAAGATGGAGCCGATGAAGGCGCTCCACTTGGTCTTGTCGGCGAACGCGTCTCCGTCGGTGCCCAGCAGGTACTTCTGCGTGGACGCGGCGAACGCGGCGGCGATCTCCTCGTTGACGTTGGCGCGCATGGCGCAGTCGATGTTCCAGCGCACCTCGGAGTTGATCCTGGACACGCCGAACGGTCGGTCGTCGTCGGGATTGTGCGGCATGACGAACATGGGCACGGCGCCCAGGCCGTGCTCCACGTACTCCGCCGCCCACTCGTTGCGGCGAACCTCGCGGATGCGCACCATGCGGTCCGGCAGCATCACGTTGACCCAGTCCGGGCGGTCCGTGGGCCGCCCGCGGTCCTTGGCGAAGGACACGACGAACATGCCGGAGGACAGGCACTCGTGGACGTCGTCCCAGATGCCCGTGCACAGGGTCGGCGGGTACGCCGAGATGCGGGCGTGCCCGTCCTCGTCCGCCGTCACCACGAGCATGGAGAAGCAGTACTTGAGTGCGGAGTTGACGGCCTTGCCGACGCGCGTGGCCATCTTGTTGCGCTTGGCCACGGAGGTGAGCAGGCCGTCGAAGTCCTCGTCGTCGGGGCACGTGAACCCGTCGAAGGCGATGTGGTCGCGCATGACCTCCACGCACTTGTATCCCCAGCCGCACGCGACCTCCAGGTCGCGCAGCGAGTCGGGCACGGCGATGCCGAGGTCCTTGAGCATGTTGCGCGCCTCGTAGTAGTCCGAGCGCAGGAGGTTGCCCCTGTAATGGGTCTGCCAGCTGTTGAGCAGGCAGCGCACCGTCTCGCGGTCCTCCTCGAGCAGGCCGTCGGCGGACGCCACGGCGTAAGGTATCGAGATCAAGTGACCCTCGCCTTCATTCCGGGTTTTCTCTTCGATGTGTTGAGCGCGAGCAGCGCCAGCCCCGCGGCCTCGATGGGCGCGGCGTTGTCGCCGCCGAAGCCCCAGCCGCCCGACGAGCCGATCTTGCGCTTGGGGGACGTCTCGGCTGACAGGTCGAGCGCCGGGCACGCGATGTGCGTGACCGAGCCCGCCTTCGCGCCGGACGAGATGAGGCTTGCGGCGGTCACGGCCTGGTCGGTACTCGGGCGCAGGATGTAGTCCTTGGGCATGCCCATGCCCTCGAGCTTGTCGCACAGGGCGCCGGCGCCCGCCTTGCCGTCGATTGCCACGCAGGCGTACCTGCCCGCCCTCGCGGCGATCCAGTAGGCCAGCCAATCCGTGCTGGGCTCCGGGTCCTTGCAGAAGGGAAGCTCCACGTGCACGGTCGCAGACCCGGGCGGCCGCACGGCGCACGCCACGGCGACGGTCGAGCCGTCGGCGCTGAACCTCACGCCGGCGCAGATCCTGCAGCCGGCGTTCAGCTCGGGGCCGCTCCCCACGAGGCACTCGCCCCATGCGTCGGCGCCGATGACGGGCGGCTCCACCTGCTCCTGCGGGGGCAGCCAGTAGCCCAGGTACTCCTGGGCGGCGCCAAGCTCGTCCATGTCCTTCATGCCGGTTCGGATGGCGCGGATGTCGGCGTGGTAGCCGAGCGAGGGCATGACCTCAGGCCAGCGGCTCTCGTCCCAGATGTCGCCGACCTCCTCGACGCCGTACTCCAGCCAGAGCAGGTCGGACGCCTTCTCGCCGCCCTCCCACGCCTGCTGCCGGAGGTTCTTGAACACCTCGGCGGGGTTGCCGGCGCGGGTCGGCGTGCCGGCGTAGACGATCATCAGGTTGTGCTTCGCGCCGGACACCGTGGTCGGGTTGACGACCTGAGTGTGGATGCCCGTGAGCTCCTGGGCCTCGTCGTAGATGACGATATCGAAGGAGAAGCCCAGGCGTGAGGACTTGGTCCTCGTCGAGAACTGGATGACGCCGCCGGAGCTGAACCGCATCCACTCCTGGCCGGTCTGCGAGCAGACCTCGACCAAGAGCTTGCGCCAGCGCGGGATTCCCTCGGACGTGTCGCCGACGCGGCGGCCGAAGATCTTGCGGAAGCGGGCGACCATCTCCATGGTCGTGGAGTAGTTGTGCTCGGTCCACAGTACCTTGTAGCCGGCCAGCGCCGCCATGATCGCGACCCACACGATGAGGTCGACGGACTTGCCCTGCTGGCGCGGGATGGAGATGCCGACGCGGGGGTGGACCCATTTGCCGCTCGCGTCCACGGCGCCGATGTCGTGGGCGAGCTGCTCCTGCCACGGCACGAGGTCGTATCCCATCGTCGGGGCAAGCTCGACCGCGAGGGAGCCGATGGACCTCTCGTAGGGCTGGACGAGGCGGAGCCTCGGCTTAGCCGAGGACGTCGCGCAGGACCGAGACGGCGTTGATGATGACATCGTCGCCACCGTCCTCCCCAGCCCCCTCTATTCGTTCAATCTGCTCGAGCGTCTCGCGGTACTCCTTGGCGAGCCGTGCCGCCTGGCTGGGCTCGGCGTCGTAGAGCTGTCGCTCGATGATCTGCCTCACCCACCGGAGCCTCCCGAGCGTGTCCTGGCGGCCGTCCGGGCCGTCCGCGGGAGGCGCCGAGACGCCCGCGCCCACGGACTCCCCCGTGGACTCGTCGGTTGCGATCTCGCCGCTCTCCTTCATCCTCTTTATGAGCGCGCACACGCCGGAGCGCGACCGCTTGAGTTTCTTCGCGATAGCCGCAGGTCCGAGCGCCGGGTAGGCGTTTTTGACGAACTCGCGCTCGTCCGCGGTCCAGGGCTTGCCCCTCGGCTTCGTGGACTTCGTGGACATTCCATGCACCTCCCGGTATGGACTCGGTTTCGGGGCCTGCGCAAAAAAGGCGCAATGCCGTGGGGCGAGCCTTCGGCCCCCGGGGAGGGGGCCATCCCCCAGGGGCGCGTCACCACGGCAGCGAGGTCGAGCAGCCCACGTCGCGGGGACGCGGCGATATCGAGCCGTTGAGCGCGGCGAGGCTCTTGTTGCCGCGCCGCTCGTTGCAGATCCGGTGGGCCGGCGCGACGTTCGCGCGGTCGATGGGCGAGCCGCCCTTGGACACGGGCACGATCTCGTCCACCTCGAAGCTCATCGGGTCTCCGGCCGGCAGGTCGTAGTCGATGGCCATGCCGCAGATGTGGCACGGCAGCCCCTGCGCCTTGAGCCAGGCGCGCACCTGCCGGCGGGCGTGGCCGTTGGCGTAGCGGGTCTTGGTGGCCAAGGCTAGCGCTCCACCGGGGAGCGCCCTCTGTTGGCCATACATTCCTCGAGCCCCGCATAGCGCAGGCGCTCGACGGCCTTGCCGACCCCCTTGCACTTGCGCACGCCTGCACGGCGGGCGATGCCCAGGGCGCGGCGGAATGCCCACGCCATCACAGTGTCGTACTGGCTTGCGGCGCGAACGATAGCCTCGCGTGTGACCACGGACCCACCTCATTACGTTGTCGTTCAATAGAAAGGCCGGAGTCCCTGAACTGCTGAAGGGAACCCCGGCCACTCATCTGTGCTTCCGCGCACATCCGACCCGCACACCGCGCGGGCGGCGCTGCGAATCGACACCCTAGTTATATCCCAATCGCAACGTGCAACGGTGTGCAATTGCGTGCAATCGCGTGCAACTGTAGGCAATCACGCGCAACGGTGTGCAATTGTGTGCAATAGCGTGCAGTTCGCAGGTAAAGAGAAACCCGCCGGCGCTGGGCCGACGGGCAACGATAGAGATATATGCGGCTCAGACTGCAGCTCGGCCAAGACCCGATCGGGCTGCCGCCAGACCGACCATGTCCGTCCAGTCCAAGGCGGCGCACAGGTCGGAGTTCACCGACCTCACCGACACCCCGAGCGTCCCAGCGATCTCCTGCAGCGTGCGGTCCTCGCAGTATCGCAGCTCGAGCACGTCGCCCCAGCGCTTGCCCGGATTGGCAGAGCGCACGCCCGCGCAGAGCTCGCGGCCGCGCTCAACCTCGCGCCGCAGCTCCGACAGCTCCGCGCCGCTGCGGCGCTCATAGTCGATCCTGTCATCCGTCGAGCGCATGAAGTCCGTCCCGTGCGCGCCCTTGCCCACGGCGTCGTAGCGCTGGGCGCGCACCTGCTCGCGCGCCTGCATCGACTCGATGACCGCCAGGCGGCGGTCGATGCCGCGCTGGGCGGCCCGTACAGTCTCCAGATATTCCCTTGCATCCATGTGACCTCCCGCGTGGTACCATGCTCTACGCCATATAGAGGATGCCGGGAGGCGTCTTTGCCAAAGGCCGCCGGCGCTCCAACGCCAGCGGCCTTAATTATATATCTACCTGCGGTAACTCAATATCTCATCGCGACCTCGCGGCGCATGGCCATGATCTCGTCGTGCGTCGGCCCAGTGGGCGCCAGGTAGCGGTCGACACTGTCGCGCTTCAGCTTGGTACCCTTGCGGCGGGCCTCCTTCGCGCGGTACTGCTCGTGCTTGCGCCGGCAGTCCTCCGAGCAGTACTTGGCCTTCGGCGCCTGGGGGATGAAGATCATCCCGCAGACCGCGCAGTTTCTCTCCTGCACGTCCCACATAACGGTCATCTCATCGACCTCCTGCACCTGCGGGCGCGCCGCGCCTCGATGCTCTTGCGCACTCGGCGGTTCTCGATGATTATCCGCCGCAACCTCTCAAACAACCTCATCGCTTAGCCTTCCTCGACCTCTTGAGCGCGCGGGCCCGGTCGCGTTCCAGCGTGCGCGACCTCCGCTCCGTCTCCCCGATCTGCGCCGACGTCACCCGCGGCGCGTCGGCCCGTCCATGCACGAGCGCCTGGCGCGCGGGACCCGACACCAGATCGGGCACCGTGCGCCAGGCGGTTGCGCGGAACAAGTCGGTCGCCGAGCGGATCACCGGCTGTTCCAGCTGTCCTGGAGCATGGCCACCGCCTGGCGGAACGGCGGCAGGTCCATGCTCCCCCACGCGACGCTGTTTGACATCCCACAAGCAGGGCACTTGACGCTTAACACGTTGGGCTTGGTCAGGGAACGCTCGCGCACGTCCTCCACCTTAGGCTCGGCCCCGCACCTGGGGCACGCCTTGAACTCGACATCGTTAAAGGTCACAACTCTCTCCCATCTCTCTGAACTCGGCCTCGTAGCACCTCGGGCAGACGGCGTAGCCGAACCCGAGGTCGTTGTGGATCAGCCGCGAAGTGTAGCTTTCGCCGAATGCGAGCCAGCACCCGCACTCGGCGCATTCGACTGCAGTCGAGAAGTCGGCCGCACTCACGCTCGCGCCGTCCGGCACGTGCCAGTCCCTATACTCGGACCGCGCCGGCACCCACCTAATCGCTCGTTTCATCCGACCACCTTCGCCCTGCACTTCGGGCAGTAGTTCCATGTGCCGCTCACCCGATAGTTCTCACAATCCTCGACGGTATCGCCGCAGGCGGAGCACCTGAAACCGTTGTCGCAGTGATGATCTTCGTTGTTCGGATAAACGTTACGGCATGTACCGCTGTATTGATTGTCTTCAATAAGGTCAGCCAGTTCCGAGGCAAAGCCGACCAGATTGCGAACGGAGTACTCAACCGGGGAGATCGCGGCGTTGCCGCAAACGGCCATCCTGAGTTTATCCACCGCGGTCGAGAGCGTATCCTTGGCACTTATCTTGGAATCAAGGCCTCTTAGCCTGTTCGCAATTTTACGACGCTCCTCGATGTCATCGCATTCCCTCATCTCGTCCTCTCGCCCCTCACTTTCCAGAAGCCAGGGCACGACCAGACCGATCGCGGCGGTGATCTCCAGCGCATTCGCTGCGTTCGCAAGGGCGTGGCAGACAGTGATGAGCTTATCGTCATCAACCCTATCCGGCTCCTTATCCTCGATAATGTCGAGAACGCGGCGCGCGGCCTCGGCGATATTTGCGAGCATGGCTGCCTTCAATTCCTTGTATTTCTCGTTCACTTAAAGCTCCTCTCCGCAGAACGGGCAGTACTTGACGTCCTCGATGTAGGCGGTCGCCGTCACGTCGGCGCCGACGGTCTCTCCGCACGAGCCGTTGACTGATACGTCGAGCTCAACGCTGGTATCCAGCTCGACCCTGACGACCGGCTCGCCGTCGTATCGGCGCGTCAGGGTCATGGAACCCACAGACCAGCTTCGGACGTCTCGGCCAGGCGCAGAATGAACTGACGCGATGCGCGAGCCTCCGCAGAAATAGCAGCTCATTCGCCATCACCTACCAGCCTTCCGCGAAGGTAGTCCATGCTCTTGCCGCATATATCGAGCGTGGTATTTCCCTCAACCCAGACCTTTTTGCCTTCAACGCTGACGCATGTGATCTTGTCTATGTTGACGATGTACTCGTAGCCGTAGTCGTCGTACAGCTTAATGAATCGGCTATGCATCTTCACGCACCTCACCCCTCAGCTTGCGGATGCGGGATGCAATGTCCTTGAAAACGGCTTGATCGCAGTTGGAATAACGGTCCGCCTTGCATAAGGAACAATCGCACTCGGCCTTCCGGAAGTAGAAGCAGGACGAGTACTCGGAATGGTTCGCCCCTTCATTCAAGTCCTCCAGCAGCTTCTCCCAGCTGTCGGGCGCTTTAAGACGCAGCGACGAGACGTCAATCAGGTCATGGGTGAACGCGCACTCCATGAACCAACCGTCCATGAGCGGGAAGTGCACAAAGGACTTGACCTTGTAATGCTCGCCGCGCGGACCGTACAAACTCGTGGTGTCCAACGGCACGCGGTGCCCGTCCTTGTCGACGGGGCCAAGCGGCACCACCTCCCCGTCCGCAGTCATGAGGCTATCGACCACAAGGCGCTCGCTCATTTCTCGCTCCATTCCTTCTCGATTTCCCTCTCCTCCGCGACCATGATCAGCGCCTTGTTGAGGCATCGCCTCGCCTGGCGCAGCTCATCGCAGATGTCGCACCCCTGTCGCAGCCTGTCGCACTCCCTGAGCGACCTCTTCGCGTCCTCGAGTCTGCCGATGGCGAGGTCTATCCAGTCGGTGGGGCCGCAAACGTAGCTCATCGGGACTCACCCCTCACGCCGAAGACTTCCGCGAGAATGTCGCCGGGTGCGGCCACAAACGAATCCGCGCTGATCGGGTCGTACATGACCTCCAGGTAGTCGGGATAGCCGTAGGTTATGCCGGCGGTCCGGACCTTCCTCTCTCTCGCCTCGCCGTCGGCGGAATAATTGAGCTCGTCCACAGGCAGGCACTGGTAGCCCCAGATCACGCTCACCTCGTGCTCGTCCAGGATGGTCTTGGTGCGCTCGATTCGCATCCGGTAGCGACCCACCGACCCTGTGTCGTACGTATCGTCGGCCCAGGGAATCCGGTGCCGGTCGAGGGCGTCTCGGTAGGCCCTCATCACCGCTGAGATCTCGGTCAAAACCTTCTCACTCTCCTATCTCAAAAGAATTAGGTGTTCTTTGTGCCGGGGGCTTCCCCGCCGGCTCCGTTTCCACTGCCTAGCGGCGGAAACCCCATCGCCTGCTGGCCCAGCTGCCCCGCCGGTGTTGGCACACTTTTGGCATACCTCCAGCTCGGCTTCTCGCCCCTCGCGATGGCGGCGATGTCCATCCGCAGGTCCTCCTTGGCGCGCTTGCGGGCGCGGTACTCGTCGAGCTTCTGCTTCTTGGCCAGGCGCGCGCCCTCGTCGGCGCTGATGACGTTGGCCATGTAGATCCGCGTCACGTCGAGCGGCCGGCCGGCTGCGGGGTCGAAGCCGTCGAGCATCTCCCTGAGGGTGATCATGCCGACTCACCCAGCTCCCGCTCGAGGGCGGCGATGACGTCGTCCTCGGTCTCGGCGGGCTTCCACACCGCCGCGCGCTCGACCTCCTGCGAGGTCTGGCCGCCGCGGGCCTTGCGCTCGGCGTCGTAGCCGCGCTCTCGGTCGGACCAGCTGCGGGCGACCGGCTCCCACTTCACGATGGGAAAGCCCTGCCTGGTCCAGCCGTTGGCCTCGTAGTAGTCGAAGAACTTCCGGGCGCTGCCGCGAAGGCAGTTCGCTGCGAAGTACGACTCGACCTCCTCGAGGGTCGGCGGGACGAACTCGGCGCCCCCTCCCCCTTCGTTCTCACAATCTGAGGGGTTAATCCAGACTCCTAACTCCTCTTCCCCTTCCTCTTCCTCTTCGCTTTCGCGTTTGCTTTCGGCTTTGCTTGCGCGTTTGCTTTCCGTTTTGCTTGCGGCTTTGCTTGCGCTTTTGCTTTCCGTTTTGCTTGCGGCTTCGCTTGCTGCGCTGCCACGGCTCAGCCCGCCCTTCCTTCCGGCCTCCGCCCTGGCGCGGCTGTTCTCGAGGACCGGCATGATCATCGTGATGGCCATCCGCTGGGCGTCGGTGCGCGGCTCGGGCACCTCGCCGGTCACGAGGTAGCGAACCATCATGCCGAGCAGCTCGTTGCTCTCGCGCCTGTTGCCTAGGCACAGGGCGCCCTCCACGAGGGAATCAAGTATCGTCATCCGTCTCACCTCCGCGTGATATCGAATCGGTAAAGGCCGCGGCGGCGGCCTGGTCGCGGCCCGGCATGACCGAGCCGTAGGTGCCGAGCGTCGTCTTGACGTCTGCATGCCCCAGGCGCTCCTGCACCGTGCGCATGTCGAAGCCGTGCATGAGCAGCCAGGTGGCATGGGTGTGCCTCAGGGAGTGGAAGACCGTCTCCTCGGGCAGCCCCAGGTCCCTCGCGAGCGACTTGAAGCGGCTCGTCACGGTGGACGGGCGAGCGAGGGCGCCGGCAGGCCCGAAGGTCACCACCAGCGCCGCCGGGCCCTTGCGCGCGAGCCACGCGTCCTGCCACTCCAGGTGGCGCTGCAGCTGGGCCTCCACCGCCGGGGCGAGCGACACGTTGCGCACGCGCCTGCCCTTGGTGTAGGCCTGCCGGTGCAGCTCGGGATGCTCGACTGCCTGCCCCACGACGTGCAGGTCGTGCAGGGCGCGGCGCCAGTCTCGGCGCTGCAGCCCGCAGATCTCCCCGCAGCGAAGACCAGTGTTGAGGGCGAGGTAGACCGCCATGGCCTCGGTGCGCCGCGCGACGTTGGCGGCAGAAGCAGATCGCGAGGACATGGCGGAGACCAGCGCCCGGGAGAGCTCGTCGGTGTCGAGCTCGGACAGCGCGAAGGGCTCCACGGGGTCGGGCGAGGGCGCGGGCACGTCGAGCATGATGTCCCGGCCCAGCGCCGGTCGCCACGAGCGGTAGGCGCCCTTTAGGAGCGCGTGCATCTTGAGCAGCGTCTTAGGCGACAGACCCTTGCCGCTCCTGGGGGCGAGCAGCATGCGGTACGCCGCCGACACGTCCCAGGGCTCAAGCTGGTCGTAGGGCAGGCGCCCGATAGTCGGCTCCACCATCGTCCTGACCACGCTGCGGTACGTGGCCACGGAGTTGTCGGACAGGCCGTTGACGGGGTCGGAGATGTACGTCTCGAGCATCGAGGACAGGCGCTTGGAGCTGTCCCGGGCCGACGACGGGTCGAACGTAGCCGCCCACCTGTCGCACTCGGCCTGGGCCTGCTCGCGCGTCAGCTCCGCGTCCCACGACCTGTACGGCCTGATCCGCCTGCCGGTCACGCGGTCGGTGCCCATATAAGGACGGGCGAACCAGCGCCCGTCCTCCCCACGCTGCACGACCGCCCGGCGCTCGCTAGAAGTCGGCATCGACGCCCAGCTCCGCCGCCATGTCGCGGATCTCCCTGCGCGCGTCCAGGTCGGTGATCTGGACGCTGTTGGCGTGTTTGTGGGGGTTGGCGCCGAGCGCGGCGATGAGCATGAGCTTGCGCGCGTTCCTGTCCGGGACGCCCGCCTGGCTGAAGGCCGCGCAGAGCGCGTCGGTGCTCTCGCAGGCGAGCGCGAACAGATCGCTGAGGCTGGCCGAGCCCACGAAGCACGAGTTGCCGGAGCCGTCCCCGTTGATGGTCGAGAGCGACGCGCCGCGGCACTCGAACGAGCGGACCTCGCCGCACGCCTCCACCGTCACCTTGACATTCTTCTCGCTACTCATCCTTCTCCTCCTCCTTGGCGCTCGCCTGCACCCTCTCCATGAGCCATTCGTCATCCCCGCCGGGCTCGAAGCCCGCCGAGCGGAACATCTCCCAGTGCTCGAGCCAGCCCTCGGCGTCGTCGCCGCTATAGCCGCTGTTGAGCCGGACCATGTCCCTGGCCGCCGCCATGAGGCGGAAGCCGGCCTCGTACTCGCTGGGACCGGAGGTGCCGAGGCGCGCCATGAACTCCTCACGGACGCTGGCGATGCGCTTGTCGGTCTCGAAGGAGGGGTCGCCGCCTATCGCGTCGGCCACCACGACCGGTTCCACGCGGGCCTCGCGCACGATGCGCTTGAGGTCATCGTGCATGGTGAACGCGCCGGACGTGATGAAGCCGACCATGCGCCTGTACAGGTCCTTGAGCGCGACTTCCTCGCGCTCGGCCTCCTGCTCGGCTCGGATCTCCTCCTCGGTCTTCTCGGGTTCCGCGCCCGATCTGTCATCCGGTTTGTAGAGTTCCCAGTATCTGTCAGCCATCACGGCCACGAAGCCCGTGACGTCCTCCCCTTCGAGCTTCTTGGCGGCATCGCCGAAGTTTGCCCAGTTCGTGTAGACGAACCCCTCGGGCTTTTCCTTCACCACCGGGATGCCAGCATCGCCGAAGGCGTCGTAGTCCTCGGCCTTGGCCTCCTCGCGCTCGATGCGGCGGCGGATCCGGTCGGCCTTGTCTGCCCAGCCCTCGCCGGCCGCCAGCACGGCCTCGACGTCCTTCTCGTCGTCGAAGGCGCTCGCGGCCTCGAGCTGCTCCAGCGTCACCTGCACGCCGGCATCGATGCGACCGCGCAGTTTGCGCGCAGCCCGGATCTGCCCGGCGGTGGCGCGGCTCGCGCGCTCGATGCGCTGCTCGTCGACGCCCAGCACGAGCATCTGCTGCGCGCCTCGTGCGCGCTCCGCCTCGGTCAGCTGGCGCTTGTCGTCGGTGGCGAGCATGGCCACGAGCTCGTTGGCCTCGTCCATGCTCTCCGCCACCAGCGCGGAGACCTCGCGGTCCTCCCCGTAGATCGAGGACAGCGCGCGGTAGCGGCGCTCGCCGTCGACGATACGGAACACGTTGCCGTCCGCCACGACCACGGGCGGGTTCAGCGGCTCGCCGCCGGTCGCCTCGATGCTGCGGGCCAGGGCGCCGATGTCGCCGAAGTCCTCGCGCGGGTTCTGCTCGCTCGGGCGGATATCGCCCAGGCGCACAGACTTCTTCTCGAATTGCATGTATCCTCCTGTCTCGAGGCCCATGGCCTCGCATGAACTGCCATAGCGATCGGGGCGGGGGTCCGGATGGTTGAATTGACGAGCGAGGAGCAGTCCTATCTCAGGAGGCTCCAGGAGGTTTCCGAACGGGGCGAGTCGGTGGACGGCTTCATCTGGAGCAGGCTCAACGACGAGCTGTCCACGCTCCAAAGCGTTAACTCATACGGCGAGGAGATCCGTACATACACCCGCGAGTACGACATCGAGCGCCGCGTATACGAGACGCTCGCGAAAAAGGGTCTCCTCGACGGCCGCTCGGGCGGCGAGCAAAACCCGAAGTACTTCGGCGAGCTGACCTCGGAGGGGCGCTGCTGGTTCCTAGACCGAGACGAGGCGGCGCGCATCGAGCGCGAGAACGTCCGCGGCGGGCGCAGGCACGACTACCTCGTGGCGCTGTTCAGCGTCGTCTCCGGCGCCATAGCCGGATTCATCGGCGGCGCCGCCGCTCCCACGCTCATCGAGCTCATCCGGACAGCGCTCCGGATGTAGCGAGCCCCAGGACGAAGAACATCGTGAACGCAAGCGCGAAGAGGACGAAAGACCATACGGGCGGCATTCCTTGTCCCATAGGGCGGCTCCCTTCCCCGGGCCGCCGCCCCGATCGCTATGCAGCTGTCAAGGTAAATGGGCGCTAGTAGTACATCCCGCTCGGGGCGGTCCCCTCGATGGCGCCCGCGACGGCGAGGAGCGCGAGCATCACGACGGCGCACGCCACGCTGCGCACGCGCTCGGGAAGAGAGTTCCACCACTCGCCGAGCCTGCAGCCGGCATCCCAGATAAGGTCGACCATCACGCCACCCGCCTCGGACGGCGAGCGGGCACGCAGTCGGGCGAGGGCAGCGCCGGAGCAGCGCCGCGCGCCCTGATGGCGGCGTCGATGTCCTCGCTGCTCACCACCTCGCGAGAGCTGTTGGGGTTGAGCGACGGGTAGCGCGGGATGATCCCCTGCATGACCATCGCGCGGAACGTGACGTTGTCGCAGCAGGCGTAACGCGCGCCCTTGGCTATCGACATCCACATGGCCTTCTCCTTTCATTCGTTGAGCCAATCCCTTGCCGGAGGGCCGCACCGATAGATGCAGCCGGAGGGCGCTCCCCCGCCAAAGGGAGCGGTGCCGCCGCCCCGCCAAGTCGGCGGCGGACACCTTATGGGCCGGAAGTAGGGGGTCCGGCCCCGTCGCGCCACGGGCCCCGCGGAATGGGGGCGGTACGGAACCCGTGGCGCGACGGGGGCGGGCCCGCCGTCAGTCGCAGAACGACGCGAGCGCCCACGCCGCGATGAACGGCACGGCGGCCGAGAAGCACACCCGCGCGAGGCCGTAGGCCCCCTGCGCGGTGCACATCCAGCCGGCGGCGTCCATCACGACGGCCGAGGCCAGCAGCGCCCGGGTCATTCGCGGTCCCCAGACGAGCCGTCCCCGTTGCGGGACGTCATATCGAACGCGATAAGGTCGGCCCCGATCTCCACGCCGTCCGCGAGCGAATCCAGAATCGCGCTGGCGCATGCGAGCTGAAGACGTGCTGAACCGAGCATCTTGAGCGCGTGTTCAATATGGGTATCGACCGTATCGAGGTCACGCTGCAGTTTGTCCATCTTCTTGCCTTTCATCTCTTCCCCCATCCCTATGCGGCCTCGTCCGTGTTCCAGCCCATCAGGTCGTTGGGCGGACAACCAAGCACCTGCGAGATCGCCAAGAGCTTGTCGGCCCCGGGAATGTAATCGCCGCTCTCGTACTTCGCGAAAGTGCTGACGTTCACTCCGACTTTAGAAGCGACCTCAGCCTGAGAAAGGTCAGCTCGGGCGCGTGCGGCGCGGATGTTCCCCGCCAGCTCCTTACTGAAATCCATTCATTCCTCCTTAGAGACGTTTTTCTGTCTGTCGAACTTCATTATGAACAGTTTTCTGTCCCTGTCAATCGAATTAGCAACATTTTTTTGCGTAAAGACATTTTTTTGTTTACTATTCACTTAACGTAAAGAAAGGAGCGAGGATGAACCTACGTCTACGAGAGCGGCGAGAAGCCCTTGGGCTAAACCAAAAGGAGCTTGCACAAAAAGTTGGCAAGTCATTCCGAACCATTCAGTCTTGGGAGCGCGAGGAGAGCTATCCAAACGCAGAGCTCGTAGGTGCGCTCTGCGAAGTTTTCAACACCGACCCCAACGACCTGCTCGGCTGGTACGAGGAGCATCCCGAGGACAGGCCGACGGCGCCGGCGGGCGCGGAGGGCGAGCTGATCACCTGCTACCGGCAGAGCACCGAGAAGAGGCGCTCGAAGATCCTGGAGACGGCACGCGACCAGGCCGAGCTGTCCCAAAATCAGGCTGCAGCGCCTGAAATCGAAGGGCTGGAAGCGGATCAAGTAAGGTCCGCGTAGGCAACGGGCACCAAAACGCCAGCTACTCCCCCATTTTCGTAACCCAACGAATATGGGGCCGCGAACCAACGCCCCGATCAGCTTCGAGCCACCAAAAGAAGGGATTACTCAAGTCATGGATAACGCAATCAACGAGCTCATAGCGGAATGCGGGGAAATCCTAGCAAACCCCGATTCCTACAACCTCGTGAGCGAGGCCAAGAGAATCGAGTCGGCGCTAGAAACAGTTGTACCCAAGGTCCGCGTGGGCCTGAAGATGTTCCGCGCGACGATCGGCGGGCAGTCGTCATACGGGAGGAAAGATGCCGCCGAGGACATACGGCGGCTCCAGGCGAAAGCGAAGCTGTACGCCGATGACAGGCGCATGAGTTATGAGATAGAAAAGATAAAGTCCTCGACGGCGATGACAAACGTGAGCGTCGAGCAGCACGCAGACAGCAATGCGACCTCAAGCTCGAGTTCCTCGTCCTCATCTTCCATGAGGGCGTCCGTCGACAACTTGATGGAGATGGTCGTCGCGGACCAAGGACTCACTGCCGAAGACAAAGACGCGCTCGCCGCATGTATCGGTCAGATGGAATTAGCAGCAAAACGCGGCGACCAGGCATCGCTGGCCGACCGCATGATCAAGGGATTGGAGATAGCCAAGAAGGGCGGGGAGCTAGTGGCCGGCATTCTCTCTGTCGGCGGGAAGATCGCAGGGCTCCTCTAGACGCCCATGTACCCGATGAGGACCCATTGACCGGTCTGCGGGCACCTCACGGCACGCACGTCGTACTCGGATGCCAGGGAGTACGCGCACGGCCTGAGCGTCGCAAACGGGACGGGGCCCGCAGCGTCGTCCTTCACTCCCAGGGCGACGACCTTCACGGTGTCCCCGCGCTCCTGTGACACGAGCTCATACCCAAGGCTCAGCGGAATGCCCGTGAGCCCATCGTAGATCATCGTGTCGCAGGAATCGTCCTCGTATGCATAAGCGCCGACGCCGTAGCGAGCCATGGGTACCTCCGGGAGCGTAAATGGTGTTCACCACGATTATGACCCGCGACACGGCAGGGTTTTTTAGATTTTTTCGAAAAAACCCAAGCGGGAACCCCAGCTGTCAAAGTTTCTTTGACAGCTACAGACATAAAGAAACCCCGTGCGGCAATCTTGGCGGATCCGCACGGGGCATATGCCCTCCGGCAAAAAGGGAAAGGCAGGACCATTATATGGCAACCAACGAGAACTCAAGGTCAAAACTCGGGTCGAAGCGCGAGGTCGCACCCGGCAAGTGGGTGATCCGCGTGCAGGCTGGCTTCCGCGCGGACGGGCACGTGCGGCGCGTGTCGCGCACCGTCCACGGTACCGAGACCGAGGCAGACATCGCCATCGCCCAGCTCGCCCGCGAGCTCGGGGTGTCCCAGGCGGCGCACGCGGGCGTCACGCTTGATATGTATTATTGGGGAGTTTTCCGCGACTCACCCAGCAACCGCGGAAAGCCGCGCTCCAAGGCAAGCCTGCGCGAGTACGACGGCCAGATGGACAACTACATCTCCCCCATCCTGGGTTCAACGGACATCTCCGAGATAACCCACGACATGATGCGCAGCTGCATCGAGCGCTCGGGCGCGCCTGCCAAGACCAAGACCACCCTGCGCGCCGTCATGCGCCGTGCCTTCGACGATGGCTGGGTGACGGTTGAGCCCTTCCGCCGCCGCGTCATAGCGCCCAAGGCGAAGCAGGCGCCCGTGGAGCCGTGGAGCATCCCCGAGGCCGCCGAGGCGCTGCGCAGGCTCGCCGCCAGCGACGACCGCGCCGATCTTGTCATGAACGCCTACCTCATCCTGGGCCTGAGCGGCCTGCGCAAGGAGGAGGCGCTTGCCGTGCGCCCGTGCGACCTCAAGGTCACCACGACCTACGACTTCGCCACAGGCCAGCCGACCGTCTCGGAGTACATCGAGGTCTGCCGCGCGTACACGGACGAGGATGGAATCAAGGAGACCAAGAACGCCCATTCCGTGCGCACCGTGCCGGTTTTATTGGCCGGGCGCGAGCGCCTGCACCAGATCATGGACGAGCTGCGCCCGTCCATGACCGTCGAGGGCGGCACTTCGGTTACGGAGCAGGTTCGCGAGTGGAGCGGCCAGCGAATCGTGAACATGCGCGGCGACAACCTCGTGCGCGCCTGGCGGCGCATGTGCGTACGCCATGACCTGCGGTATATCCCGCCAAAGGCCCTGCGCCACACGTCCGAGACCATCATGGCGGCGACCGAGGTCGACCCCCTGAGCATCATGGACCTGCACGGACATACGGACCTGGGGACAGATTACCGCCATTACATCAAACCGGGTCTCGCGGAGCGCGAGAAGGCCGCCAGGCAGGTCGGGCGCGCCCTGCAGATCGTCGAGGGCGGCGGCGCTGACGGCGGTTTTAATGGCACCGGTCGCAGCGCCGAGACGCTCTAAAACGGTGTTCCCTAGGTCCATTACCTGCTAAATGCATAAAACGCCCCCTGCCGCGCATAAACGGCAGGGGGCGTAAAACGCGAACGGTAACGGACGGTTATGATTCGGCTTCTCGGTAAACAAAAAAGGTCAGCGCCGAAGCGCTGACCTGTGCGTTCTTTGGTGGGCCGTCAGGGGGTCGAACCCTGGACCTTGGGATTAAGAGTCCCCTGCTCTACCAACTGAGCTAACGACCCAAAGCTAAAGTCCGCTGTGCGGACTTTAGAGTAGATATCGTGTGGTGGGCCGTCAGGGGTTCGAACCCTGGACCTTGGGATTAAGAGTCCCCTGCTCTACCAACTGAGCTAACGACCCGATATCAACACGAAGCAAGAACTGGGGTGGGTAAAGGGACTCGAACCCTCGACCTACGGGACCACAACCCGTCGCTCTAGCCAACTGAGCTACACCCACCGTGTCCTGTGCGCTTCGCGCTCGACTATTATTGCAAGGAACGCCACGCGATGCAAGCCCCAATTTTCAAGAATTTTGAAAAGAGTTTTTCGAGCGCGTTTCGAGCAATTCCCACCGGTT